AGGGTTTCATTGTATGAACCTGTCATAATCTTTTGTTTCTGGTCATTCCCAAGCACCCATTCAACAAAATTCCCTATTGTCCGTGATTTGCCGTGACGTGGGGGCATATTCACAACCAACACTTCATGCTTATCATCAGGACTGATGAAAGATTGAAGGTCGTCACAAAATTCGTGCAAAAATTTCCTGTCTTTCTTGTAGAAGTCAGGTGCTTTTGTCCTGCAATACTGCCAAAAATCCCTTTTTGACAATTCGCACTTTGCTCCTCTAATCAGTGCATTATTCTTCACTTTCAATCAACTTCCTTAGTTCATCTGTTGTCAGACCTTGAAATGGATTGTTCGTGTTGATTTCACCGTCAACAGAAACATCCCTTTTGTCTCTCCATCGGTCAGGTCTGCGATTCTTCAACCAGAATATTTGTGCGGTTGTGTCAGGTTGAACCTCTTTCGTGACTTCCTTTGTCGTGATCAGTTCCCCACTGAAGTCATCCAATATAGATGCAACACCAGATGCAAAATCCAGATAATCATAAATTTTCTGCAACCTTGCCTTGTTATAAAATGGCTGCCCCTGATACCATGAAAGCATTTCATTGTCCTTTTTGCTTGAATTGCAACTTCTACAACACGGTATAACATTATCAACTGATAGTTTTCCACCGGATATTAGCGGGATAATATGGTCTTTGGTTGGTTTATCCATGTGGTTTCCACAGTAACAACACCTGTTGCCAAAATACTTGACTGAAAGCTCCCATTCTTTTTCTGTCAACTCTTGCTCGCCACCATGTCTTTTCTTCTGACCGGTATCAATAATTCTTTCTTTTGTTGTTTCAACATACGTGTACCCAAGCGCCCTTTTTAGTAAAGCGTTCTCAACCTGAATGTCAACAACGTCTTTCCCCCTTTTTAGGGCATTACAAATCGGGTCATACTTAACACACCAATCCCATAATGTTTTTGTGTTAATGCCGATGTTGTGCGCAATTTGTTCATTCGTCAGACCGTCCCTTGCCCATGATTCAAGCCGCAACAAACCTTCATGTGTCAACCATTGTTCGTATTTTCCTTTCGCCACGGGCATTCACTTCCTTTCTGCATAACAAATAAGCCTTGAATGGCAGGAGGGTATTTCCATTCAAGGCTTTCGACATAAGCAATTTTTCACAATGCCATTATAACACACCCAAATGTGTTATTTTGTGTTTACTTTCAAATGTTTCCTGCGGAATGCATCAAGAGCATATCCGTGTAGATGTCTCGTGTAGTCGTATGTATATCCCATTTCCACGGCAATCTGTTCAAAACTCTTATACTGCACATATCGTTTAAACAGGATGTCAATGTAATTTACATCAGACAACTCTTGTATCTCATCAATGATTTGATGTTTCAGGTCAACAAACCGGTCAATCATGTCATCAATCTCTTTTTCAAGCTGCACATAATTGACCACTTTCCTCTCCAGCGTGTCCCCCGTCGGACTTGTCTGCACTCTCTCACCATACTGGATACCCCCTGACGTTTTTGCACGATGCCGCAGCTCATCATACTCAATCTGTTTTTGCTCAATGCACTTGTCAAGTTTCTCAATCTGCCTCAAATACTCCTTCGCTTTCATTTTTCCCCTTTCTTCTCTGTAACGCCGACATGTAACGGCAACAAACCCAGTATTTTCAGTGGTGTAACGGTATGTAACGGTAAAAACCCCACTACTACTATATATTTTTCTTTTTAATAAAATAACTAAGTTAATTACTTAATATTATTAAATATATTAAGAATTGCCATTTTACCGTTACATACCGTTACAGCCTTATTTTATCGAGGTTTCAGCCGTTACACCTCCCCGTTACAAAGACGGACTTTGCTTTAACTTTTTTACTTATATTCCCGTTTTGACTGCTTATCACGAATTTTTATCCTATCCAACAATTCAAATCCTGATTGTCGGATAATGTACTTTAGTACATAAATTAAATCATTCGCTCTCTTGTCTGTCCGAATCACATCTTTCGTTCCAAGATATGCAGTCGGATCCAAATACCCCTCCCCATTGTATTTCATATCATTCATTTCTTTTCCTCCGTTGCCGGCACAAAAATACGCCGGACTTTGCCGTTGACACGTTTCGTGATTACCTCTAACCCCAAACGCATGTTAATTTGTTTGCTGAAAACCGTATTTGACATTGTTGTTAATGAATTGTCTATGCAGTAACTCTGATATTTCTGATACACCTCGTTTGTCGGTTCATATGTGATTGCATCAACACCGTACTCACGGATGAAAGATATAATCGGGTTGTTTGCCTGTTCATATTCCTCCAGTTCCTTCTGCACCTTCCGGGACTGTGTAAATCCGTTGTTTGTTATCACTCTTTTCAACCCCTCTATCCCCAACGAAATCAGGTATTCCATGCTGTCTTCCTGAATCAGTTTGTATTTGATAAACGGGTCATAATCCTTATCTGTTTTTGAAAACCTCGCATTGAACGGTATAATTACCAGACGCCGCAACACTGCCCCCGTTTTGTCCTTCATGCGTGGGATATTGTTGGCACTAAATAGCAGTTTCACATACGGGTTGAATTCGAACGGATCCTGACCTTTCCGTTCCGCTTTGATTCTGTTGCCGGTGACGATTTTCTTAAATACTGCCACCTGAGAACCCTGCAGAAAGTCATCCCCGATATCGTCCCCGACATTTGCCAATTTTCCAAACATCATTGACGTGCTGAATCTGTCACCGAGTTCCTTCAAGTCAAGTGCCGAGATATTATCGTCACCCATGACCGCTTTGACACAGTCAAGGAATGTTGATTTTCCGTTGTTCTTGTCCCCTGTCAGGATAAATGCCTTTCCAAGTTCGTTCCTGCGGTAGAAACAATATCCGATACATTCCTCAAGGAGTGACCGGATGCTTTCATCATCACAGGCAAGTTTGTCCAGTGTATTGTCTGCAAGTTCGCAGTAAGCAGACGGATTATAATTCCAAGGAATCTTGTTGGTTACTACCATATTACTGCTAAACGGCATCAGTCTGTCTTCTGCAATGTCATAAATCCCGTTTTTAAACGCAATCATGTTTGCGTCAGACGCTTCCACTTCATCAACTATCAGTTCCATGTAGTCGAGCACTTCCCGACGCTGTGTCTTTCTCAGGTTCGGTATCAGCGTAATCATTGCCGCCTCGATTTCACGGTATCCGCTGACATACACACCATCTTTGTAGATGTGCAGCTGATGGTTGATTTTTACCACGTGGCAGCTGTTTTTCAGGTACGTTGCAAACTTATCAAAAAGAAACGTGCTCCCGACATAGAATACCGGTTTCTGGAAAGCTTCGTCCCGAAGAATGACTTCCAACTCATCCTCTGACAACGGTTCCTTTAACACATAGTAGTTCATGATGCGGATGGCTTCCCTTGTTTCCTCCACCGTGAAATCATTGCTTTGCAGTGTCAGTATGTAGTTGAATAATGCCTGATTTCTTCCGTCCCCATTGCCCATGTTGACAAAATCCGTTGACGCTCTGACGGGACAGAGATACTTTGGCAGTTCCTGATACTCATCGCTGTCCCATTCACAAAAACGGTCTTCGCCATTTATTTTGAGAACTTCGTAAGAAGTGTGTGCTCCAATCTTAATATCTGCATGAATTCCGATGGCAAGCGGTAAATCATTGCCGTTTTTTGTCACTTTTTTATAATTTTTGAACAAAAAATGTTTGCCACGGCTCGTACATAAGACTTTACAGTTTAACTGATAATCCTCGACGATGTTCATTAAAATTTCCGCCTGTGTGGTATCATCAACGTCCACAAGTATCGTGTCATCCGCAAGCACACCGGCATATCCGTCTAAATCTGCGACTTCATCATATGACTTGAATTTTCGCCTGCCCTTTAATTTTTCAAGGCTCTTTTTCCCCTCTGTCATGATATAACCTTTGTATAACATATCTGATAAAGTCACCCCCGTATCACTTTCAGACACTTTTCATAATATGCCTTCTGTCCCTGTTGCCTTTTCATGTCACGTTCCACCCCCGTCATGGCATTCCTCATGTCATGCATCTGTTTCCTTGCGTTTTTCACATATGGTGTCATCGTTTTGTAATTTTTACTGCCTCTTTTAAACTGGTCACGATACTTGACCCATTGATTATATTCC